ACGCTCAAGCAAGTCGCTTATTACTAGTAAGATATTTCCTGCATGGTATATTGGCCGTGAACCCAACCACGAGATTATGTCTGTGTCACACAGTGACCAGCTTGCTAGTGACTTTGGCCGTAGCGTCAGGGATATTGTAAACACAGAGGACTTTCAGCGTGTGTTCAAGGGTGTTGCCCTTCGGTCAGACGTTAAGGCAGCTGGTAAGTGGAAGACAAACCACAATGGCTCCTACTATGCTGCGGGTGTGCGGTCACAGATTGCTGGTCGTGGTGCGCATCTTGCTTTGCTGGATGACGTTATGTCAGAAGAAGACAGCTTTAGTGATTCAGGCCGCCGATATATCAAAGAGTGGTGGCCTTCTGGTTTACGTACCCGCTTGATGCCGAATGGTAGTATTATTATTATTAACACACGCTACCACTTTGATGACCTGTGCGGCTGGTTGCTCAAGCAGGAGTCAGAGTTTAGCACAGAGCCGTGGGAAGTAATTAGTATTCCTGCATGGCTAGACGAAACTGCAGCTGAGCTGCTTGGATTGCCAGAGGGTTCTTCTTATTTCCCAGAGTGGAAACCAGATTCGGTATTGCAGTTAGATGAACAAGAAATACGAGCAAGTAACGGGAGTAGATACTGGGATGCGCTATACATGCAGAACCCATCACCAGACGAAGGTGGGATTATCAAGAAGAACTGGTTTCAGTGGTGGGAATACGAAGACCCGCCGCACTGTGAGTTTATCATTCAAACGTATGACACGGCCTTCTCTACTAAGAAGACAGCAGACTATAGTGTTATCCAAACCTGGGGCATCTTTCACCAAGTCGAACAAGATGAATATGGAGGTGAGTATGTCGTTCCCAATCTCATCCTTCTCGGCAATGTTAAAGAGCGCTTCGAGTATCCTGACCTTCGCCGTACGGCACAGCATCTATACCAAAAACACAAACCAGATGTGTGTATCATTGAGAAGAAAGCTTCTGGTCAATCGTTGCTTCAGGATATGCGCCTCGCTGGACTACCTGTTCTGGACTACCTTCCTGATAGAGACAAAGTATCACGTGTCTATGCCGCTACGCCTCTTATGGAGTCGGGTCGTGTCTACATCCCGAAAGGCAAGGAGTGGGCAAAAGATTTATTCGATGAATGTCTAGCATTTCCCAATGGCGCACACGATGACCAAGTAGATGCAATGACTATGGCTATCCATTATATGCGAGACAGCTGGCATGTAGCACACAATGAAGACCCTAGCTGGGAAGATGATTACAATCCAAGACGTACAAAGAGGGTTGGATACTGGAGAACTTAATGGTATAATATGCCCTATGGACGGGAGAACCAAAACATTGTTAGTCTTACTGACACTAGCAACCACAATTATTTTGATAGGTATATAAATGGCAACAGAGCGAAATCCTTATGAGCAACGCCCAGAGGGTGAAAATGTTATCCGCATGGAAATGCAGCAGCCTTCTGAAACAGAAGCTACCTTTGAGGTAGACCCAGAGACAGGCGAGATTACAGTAGACCTTGAGGGGTCAGCAGAATCAATCGAAGTAGAAGTCAATATGAATGCAGGATTCTATGAAAACCTTGTAGAAATCTTGGATGATGATAAGCTTGAAGAGATTGGTCATACAGTAATTGATAAGTTTGAAGCAGACAAAGATTCTCGTGCAGAATGGGAATCAATGTTTGAACGTGGCTTTGACCTGCTTGGTCTAAAGCTAGAAGATACAACCGAACCTTTTGAGGGTGCAGCTACTGCTGTACATCCCTTGTTGATTGAGTCGGCAGTTAAGTTCCAATCAAAAGCTTCACAAGAATTATTCCCAGCCAAAGGGCCAGTCAAAGCACAGGTACTTGGCGATGCTACACTTGAAAGGCAACAGCAAGCCAATCGTGTACAGAACTTTATGAACTATCAGGTAACTACTCAGATGCCTGAATACTTCGATGAGTTTGAACGTATGTTGTTTCACCTACCGCTGATTGGTTCTGCAGTTAAGAAAATTTATTATGATTCCAGTCTTGACCGCCCTGTTAGCGAGTTTGTGCCTATTGACCAGTTTTATGTTTCTTACTATGCGACTGACCTTCGTAGAGCAGACCGTTATACTCACGTTATATACCGTAGCCCTGTCGATTTATCTCGCCAAATAGAAGCAGGTATGTATGCCGACATGGAACTTCCTGATGCAGGCGTGCCTACTTTATCAGGCATGGCAGAAAAGATGGACACAGTTCTAGGGTTGTCACCCGCAGGGGATAACGACCCTCAGTATGTGTTGCTGGAACAGCACTGCTATCTAGAACTTGAAGAAGATAAGATGCACAAAGGCAAGACTGCTTGCCCATACATTGTAACTGTAGAGCAGCAGTCAGGACAGGTTCTTTCTATTCGCCGCAACTGGGCAGAAGGAGATGACAAGTATGTTAAAAAGATGCACTTCACACATTACCGATATGTTCCTGGTTTCGGTTTTTATGGGCTGGGTCTTATTCATTTTCTTGGCAACCTTACTATGTCTGCTACTGCTGCAATGCGTAGCCTTCTTGATGCTGGTCAGTTCGCTAATCTACCAGGCGGCTTTAAAGCTAAAGGAGTTAGGATGGTCGGGGATAATGACCCGATTGCGCCAGGTGAGTTTAAAGAGGTAGAAGCAACAGGCATGGACTTAACCAAGTCTATTATTCCTTTACCATTTAAAGAACCTTCGCAGACTTTGTTCAACATGCTGAATTTTGTAACTGCTTCTGGTCAAAAGTTTGCTGATAGTACAGAGCAAGTTATTTCAGACAGCGGCGGCTATGGTCCAGTTGGTACAACGATGGCATTGCTTGAGGCTTCAAGTAAGTTTTTCACTGCTATTCACAAGAGACTGCACAAGGCACAGGGTGATGAGTTCAAAGTATTGGCACGTGTTAACCACGAGTCATTGCCTGGCGAATATCCTTACGACCTTCCAGGTATTAGCGAGAAAGTATTTAAGACAGACTTTGATGGTCGTGTAGATATTATTCCAGTATCTGACCCAAACATTCCATCTAATGCACAGCGTATGATGCTTGTTCAAATGGTACAGCAAATTGCTGCTCAGTCAGAACCAGGAATGTTTGACATGGAAGCAATCAATAGAATGTTATTGACTACTGCTAATGTACCTGATGTAGATAAGCTAATGCCTCTTAAAAAAGAAGCACAGCCTCTTGACCCGATGTCAGATATTTTAGCAGCAGCAGAAGGCAAACCTATCAAAGCTTTTGAAGGACAGAACCATGATGCTCATGTTCAAGTAAAGGTAGCCTTTATTATGGACCCGCTAAATCAGAAAAATCCAAACTTTAAAAAGCTTGTTGCAGCTTTGGAATCAAATATTTCAGAGCATCATATTTTAAGATACCAAGAACAGATGATGGGCATGTATAATCAAGCCCTACAGAATCCAGAAGTTCTTGGTCAAATTGCTATCAATCCATCTGTAATTGAAGCGGTTCAAGCACAAGCCGCACAGCAAATACAACAAGCTAATGCTGCAGCTGCACAGGGTGGTCAACTTAGTCCTGAACAACAAATGCTACAAATTGAATCGCAGAAACTTCAGGTTGAACAAAATAAAACTGCTGCGCAGATTGCCAAAGCACAAGCAGATGCGGCACTTAAGAATCGTGACCTTGACTTAAAAGAACAAAAGATTGTTCTGGATACGCAGGCCCAAGGTGCGCAAGAACAAATGAAAGCCTACCAGAAACAAGAAGACAGAGATGCCAAGCGTGCATTGAAAGCTATGGACGTATTGGCTGACTTGCTGAAGGCTCAAGAAAATAATGACTTGGAAGAAGCTAAAGTTTCTGCTAAACTATTAGCAGATGTAATTAAGCAACAAGGCATTGAGTAGTGTTATACGAAGAGTTAATAAAAGATATACAAAAAGAAATCGAATCTATAAAAAATTCCCTTGCGTATGGAGCCGCTTCGGATTATTCTAGATACTGTGAATCGGTGGGAACAATCGCTGGTTTAGAAAAGGCCATAGGTCTTATTAAAGATTATCTGAATAAATATATCGAAGAGGAGTAAATATGCAAGCTGCATCTAATGCTTTGAAAAATGATGAATGGATTACAGACGAGGACATCGCAGACCCTAACCCACTTCCAGGAATCCCTGGATACCATATCCTTGTTCGTCCAGTATCAGTTAAGTCAGCAACTAAGGGTGGTATCCTTTTGCCTGACTCAACCAAATCGGACATGGCTTACCTTACAACAGTTGGTCGTGTTCTAAAAGTTGGCAACCTAGCTTATAAAGACGAAAAGTTTGCCAATGGTCCTTGGTGTAAAGAAGGTGACTTTGTGTGTTACGGAAAACATACGGGGAACAAATTCTTTTACAAAGGAATAAATCTTTTGCTATTGTTTGATGACGATATCAAGATGGTAGTTGAAGATGCTAAAGACTTAGACCCTACGTTTAATCTAAGTAATTAAAAAAATTCACAGCTACTCTTGTGAATTAAACAATCATACTATATAATATTATATATCGGCGTTACTCGTCTAATTCGCCGCAGACGTTAAACAGGAGAAAATACTATGGCAGAGACTGAATGGTCTACCATCGAAGCAGGCTCACCCCCTGAACAAGAAAAGGTGGAATTTGAAATCGAAGGGCAGGAAGCCGCAGAAGCAGAAGCCCCCGAAGCGGAAGTAGAAACTAAAGCTGAAGAAGTTGAAGCACAGGTAGAAACTGAAACACCGCAAGAAGAAGCTACCCCTACAATTGAAGAAGAGCAAGAAAAAGAAACCAAGGGTGTAGAAACATCTGGCGCACAGAAACGTATTCGACAACTGGTAAAACAGAAAAAAGAACGTGAAGCTGAAATTGAAAATCTTTTGTCACAGCAAAAAGAAATGCAAACAAAGCTTCAACAAAGAGAAGAAGAATATAAAAGTCTCTTAAATAATAATGTTGAATCTAATGAGCGTCAAGTGACGGAACGACTAGAGCTTGCTCGTTCTGCGTACCGTCAAGCCGTAGAAAGCGGCGATGCCGATAATATCTTAAAAGCACAAGAATCTCTTAATACTGCTCAACAAGATAATTATCGACTGACAGAATTTCGTCAACAGGCTGAATCCTTTGAGCCTCAAACATTTGAAGGGCAACAGCAAGTTCAACCCGTAGTTATATCAGATGCTCAACGTAAAGCAACTGATTGGGCAGGAGCAAACGAATGGTTTAATGCTGACCGTGTAATGACTGCAGTTGCTCTTGAGATTGATAATGCTGTTCAAGAAGAAGGATTTGACCCAGCTGACGATGATTATTATCAAGAAATTGACCGCCGTATGGCAGAGCAATTTCCTAACAAGTTTGGAAAAGCTACCAAAGAAGTAGCAGCCGAAACCCCCGTAGCGCAGGAAACGTCAACCCCTGCTCAAGTGGTGGCAGGAGCTTCGCACACTCCAGCACCCTCATCAAGTAAGAAGGTAAAACTTTCTCAAGAAGATGTACGCCTTGCAGAAAAATGGGGCATATCACTTGAACAGTATGCAGCCGAAAAGCTAAAAGTCGAAAAGGCAGGCCAAGGCGAGTATACTACCATTAACCGATAGTTGCGAAAGGATATACACTTATGGCACGAAACACCACACGTAGCACCCAGAGTCGTGAACTGGAAACAAGAGAAGTAGAAGAAGACTTTGAATATCGTGAACCGAACCTTCTAGATATTCCTGAATCAGTAACCTTACGGTTTGAAGACCAAGGAATGAAACTTCGTTGGATACGTACAACCCTAAAGGGTGGTGACGATTATACAAATGTTGGCAAACGAATGGCTGAAGGCTGGGAGTTTGTTTCTCTTGAAGAAGTACCTGAACTAGCGCACACATCTGCAATTAAAGATGAAGGTCGATATAAGGGTACTGTATGTCGAGGAGATTTGGCACTTGCTAAATTGCCAATTAAACGTGCAGAAGCTCGACAAAGACACTTTGAAAACGCCTCCGCAGAGATGGTTGATGCTGTTAATGCACAGCTTGAAAACTCATCAGACCGCAGAATGCCGATTCAAAATCAAAGCAAAACCAATGTAACTAAGGGTCGCACCCCTTCTTTTGATTAAAAGGGTGGCGAAGTCTGGTTACACAACTTAGACACTGAAGGAGAAAAATATGTCTACTACTAAAGTCGCTGGACTTCAGCCTTCCCGTGTTCGTGGTGCTGCACCAAATAGTAACGGCCTGAACGAATATCCTATTGCTTCAGGTGCTACAGCAATGTATACAGGTACTCCTGTACGTATTGCTTCTGGTACACTTACACCCTGCGTAACGACAACCGAAGTACCCGTTGGTACTTTCCAAGGTTGCCGCTATGTAGAAGACGGGGAACAAAAATTTAAATCTTACTATTCTGGCGTGTCTGCTTCAGACATCGTTGGCTTGGTAAACGACAATCCTGGTCAAACTTACATCATTTCTTCGAATGCCACAGTTGCTGCTGGTATCGTAGGAAACAACGTAGAAGTTAGCGCAATTGCTGGTGGTTCTACCTTTACTGGTAAATCAACCATTGTTGCCAAAACGACTGCTGGTACTAGCGGTAAAGCCACAAACGGCTTGCTGCGTGTTATCGGTATTGTTGATGAGCCTAGCAATGCTGCTGGGGACGCATTCACGAAAATGGAAGTTGCATTTAACTATGACGCTACCGATTATCAGAATGTTGTAACTTCAGCCGTTGTAACAACAACTAACTAAGGGAGATAAATAATAATGGCTATTAATAGAGCAAGTATTGCAAAAGAACTTCTCCCTGGCCTCAACGCCGTTTTCGGTCTTGAGTATGGAGAAGTTGCTGATGAACATGCACCGTTGTTTGACACTGAAAATTCAGACCGTGCATTCGAAGAAGAAGTTCTCTTCACTGGCTT